ACTGCAGCAGGAAGAAAGAAACTAGCAGCAGCTAATAAAAAGAAAAGAGAAGCTACAAAGAAAGGTAAGCAACATGCGAAGCATGGACTACATAAAGGAAAGAAAAGATAATGCCTAAGAAAAAAGACCCAAGACTTGCTAGAGCCGGTGTATCTGGTTATAATAAACCTAAACGTACTCCTAGCCATCCTAAGAAGTCTCATGTTGTTGTTGCTAAAGTTGGTGACAAGGTTAAGACTATTCGTTTTGGTGAACAAGGAGCCAGTACAGCCGGAAAGCCCAAAGCAGGTGAATCAGCTAGAATGAAAGCTAAACGTAAATCTTTCAAAGCACGTCATGCTAAGAACATAGCAAAAGGAAAAATGTCAGCAGCATATTGGGCTGACAAGGTTAAGTGGTAAATGGGTAGGCAAATTGGCACTGACCAACATCCAGTAAAGTTTAAAGCCCTTGCAAAGCAAAAGGGACGTTTATCTATGAGGGGTAAAGGTATTCGAGACCAAAAGCAATTCGAAAAGAATTGGGATAGAATATTTAACAAAGATAAAGAATAATGCCCCAAGAAGGCTATATTAAAAAGAAAGGTGTAACCATACCGTTTGGTTACGAGCAATCCGAAATCAAAGGCTATCTTAAGCCAATCCCAAAGCAACAAGAGCTTCTTCTCAAATATATTGCTTTGGTTCAAGACAAGAAATACTCTCTACGTGAAGCAGCAGAGCAACTCTCGCTAGAAGCAGATAGAAAAATCAGTCACGTAGGACTATCCAAGATTATCAAGAAAGTAACTCCTCCAGAGCCAAGGAGTCGTTTTACTGTGGCTACACAACGTAAAAGAGCTTTAGCAAAGAAAGAAAAAGAAATACAAAAAGCCAAAGCCAAGCTTGCAGCTAAAGAAAAGAAAGTAAAAGAAGAAAAAGAAATAATTAAAAAAGCAACAGAGCCTACAAAGAATACTGTTGTTATCGATAGTGATTTAGAAAAAGTCGCTCCTTCTGTTCAAGAGGTTTTAAAAGATGCGAAAGTAATCTTTCATCCTAATGAGGGACCGCAAACAGAATTCTTAGCAGCAGACGAAAAAGATGTTTTATATGGCGGTGCTGCCGGTGGTGGTAAAAGCTATGCAATGATAGTTGACCCACTACGCTACGCACATCGTCCGGCACACCGAGCTTTAATATTAAGAAGGTCGATGCCAGAACTCCGAGAGATGATAGATAAATCCAGAGAGCTTTATCCACAAGCATTTCCCGGTGCTAAGTTTAGAGAAGTAGAAAAACTTTGGAACTTCCCTTCAGGTGCAAAAGTGGAGTTTGGTTTTCTTGAGCGAGATGCTGATGTATACAGATATCAAGGACAAGCCTATTCATGGATTGGTTTTGATGAAATTACACACCTACCTACAGAGTTCTCATGGAACTATTTAGCCTCTCGTTTAAGAACAACCGACCCTGAAATAAAAACATATCTTCGTTGCACTGCAAACCCGGGAGGGGTTGGTTCTCATTGGGTTAAAAAGCGTTACATAGAACCTCACGAATCTAATCAAAGCTTTTTAGGTGCTGATGGTTTAACACGAAAGTTTATCCCGGCTAAGTTAATAGACAATCCATACTTAGCAAAGGATGGTATCTATGAGCAGATGCTAAAATCCTTACCACCTCTACAACGTAAACAACTCTTAGAAGGGAATTGGGATGTTGCAGAGGGAGCTGCATTTGTAGAATTTGACCCAACTGTTCATGTTATCACTCCATTTGAGCTTCCGGTTGCTTGGGAAAGAGTAAAAGGAATTGACTACGGATATGCTTCAGAAAGCTGTTGTTTGTGGGGAATTATCGATATGAACGACAATACTTTGATTATTTATCGCGAATTGTATAGAAAAGGCTTGACAGGAGAAGAATTAGGGGCTATAATAACCGATATGGAGATAGAAGACCCTTTCTCCGTAAATGGTGTATTAGATACTGCAGCATGGGCTAACACAGGTACGACTGGTCCAACTGTAGGTGAAGCTTTACTTAAAGCCGGACATAAGCTTAGAAGGGCAGATAAAAATAGAATACAAGGTAAAATTCAAATACACGAATATTTAAAAACAAGAGAAAGTGGCAGACCGAAGTTACAGATATTTAATACGTGTCCTAACTTGATAAGAGAATTGCAAAGTATTCCTCTGTCCAAAAATAATCCTGAAGATGTGGATACTCACGCTTCAGACCACGCATATGATGCATTGCGTTATATGATTATGAGTAGACCTCGAATGGAAAATCCATTAGAGCGAATGCGAGGTTTTAAACGAGATATGTTTAAACCTGCTGACTCAGACTTTGGATATTAAAAATGAAAAATAAAAGATTACAATTTAAAAATGGTGGCAGTTTAAATTATTTTAAAAATTTTGATAGTTTAAATACAAATCTCAATATTCAAAAAGGTTCATTTAATCTTGGTGCAAATAAACAATTACCTAAAGGATTTTCAGTTGGAGCACAATTAAATAAATTTGGAGGTAAATCTTCAACTACATATAATGTAAATAAAAACTTAGGGAAAGGTTTTTCTATTGGGGTTAGTAAGAGTAAAAAACAAAAGCCTCAATATGGCATTAATTTTTTAAAAAGATTTTAAAATTATATGGCAGAAGAAAATACATTTTTAAATGCTGACAACATCTACACGGATGTTGAAGGTGAGTCTGGAAAAACTCTAGATTTAGAATTAGACCAGAAGCTTAACTTAGTTGGTATTATTAATAGTCGCTATGCTAAAGCTGAAGATTCTAGAGAGACTGATGAAAGAAGATGGCTAAGAGCCTACGAAAACTACAGAGGACTCTATAAAAAATCAGTCAAGTTCAGAGATTCAGAAAAGTCTAGAGTCTTTGTTAAGATAACTAAAACAAAAGTACTAGCTGCTTTTGGTCAATTAGTTGATGTTATTTTTGGAACAGGAAAGTTTCCTATAGGTATTGCAGAAACTAAATTACCTGAAGGTGAAAAAGAAAACGCATATCTAGACCCACAAAATCCTACACCTAGTTTAGAAATAAACGAAGATAACTTAGGTAATGTTGTAGGTGACCCATTTGATGTAGGTTTTGAAGGAGATGGTCGTACATTACCTGCCGGTTCTACTTACCCGACACTTGAAAGTATAGAACAAAAAGCTGATGGTATACTAGCTGAAGGTTTAAGTGCTATACCAGAAATACCTGAAATAAGTCCTGCAGAAAAAGCTGCAAGACGAATGGAAAAACTTATACATGACCAAATCGAAGAATCAAACGGTTCTTCTGAAATACGAAATGCTTTGCTAGAAGCAGCCTTATTAGGAACAGGAATCGTAAAGGGACCTTTTAACTTTAACAAAAAGTTACACAAGTGGTCAGATGAAGGGGGCGAGAGAAATTATAATCCTTTAGAGGTTAGAGTCCCTCGAATTGAGTTTGTTAGTTGTTGGGATTTTTATCCAGACCCTGCAGCTACAAACATAGAAGAATGTGAATATGTAATCCATAGACACAAAATGAACAAAAGTCAATTAAGGCAATTAAGAAATATGCCTTACTTTGACGAAGAAGCAATCCGTAGTTGTATCCAAATGGGAGCAAACTACGTAGAAAAAGATTTTGAAAGTCAACTCAAAGACGATGCTAGAGAAGATGATTACGGAAGCAACTTTGAGGTTCTAGAATATTGGGGCATCATGGATGCTGAATATGCTAGAGAGGTTGGAATAGAGTTAGATGATTCTGTTGACGACCTAGACGAAGTACAAATAAATGCATGGGTATGTGGAGATAAATTGCTAAGAGCTGTTGTTAATCCATTTACTCCATACCGCATACCATACAACGCTTTTCCATACGAAAGAAATCCTTATAACTTCTTTGGTATTGGAGTTGCTGAGAACATGGATGATTCTCAACAGATTATGAATGGTCATGCTAGAATGGCAATTGATAATCTAGCTTTAGCAGGTTCTCTTGTTTTTGACGTAGATGAATCAGCTTTAGTCGGTGGGCAGTCAATGGAGGTCTATCCGGGGAAAGTCTTTAGAAGACAGGCAGGGATGCCCGGACAGTCAATATATGGCTTGAAGTTCCCCAACACTGCTCCCGAAAATATGATGATGTTTGACAAGTTTAGACAACTTGCAGACGAGCAAACAGGCATACCTAGTTACTCTCACGGGCAAACGGGTGTACAAAGTATGACAAGGACAGCCTCTGGTATGTCCATGTTATTAGGGGCATCTAGTTTAAATATTAAGACTGTGATAAAGAATCTTGATGATTTTTTATTGAAACCTTTAGGAGAATCGTATTTCCAATGGAACATGCAATTCTTTGAAGGTGGTCTTGATGTTAAAGGTGATTTAGAAGTTAGAGCTACAGGAACAAATAGCTTGATGCAAAAAGAAGTACGAAGCCAAAGGTTGACTATGTTCTTACAAACTGCACAAAGTCCGGCTATAGCTCCTTTCGTTAAAATTTCTAAACTCGTAAGTGAATTAGCCTATAGCTTAGATTTAGACCCTGATGAAATACTCAATGACCCTGAAGAAGCAGCTATCATGGCACAGATAATAGGAATGCAAAATGCTAACCAAACAACAGGCGAAGAAGCTAACACCGGTAGTCCACAACCCGGAGGTATGGGAAGCCCTGAAGGAGCACCTCAATCACCTCAAGAACTTGGACCAACAGGCACTGGTGGTGGCAACATCGGAATCGGAAATGTTCCGGTTGCAGGGGAAACTACGTTCTCTGGTACACCTAGAGCAGTTGGCGGAACAGGTGAAGGAAGCCCTGAATAGAATAGAGGATTAAAATGGCAAAAAAAGATTTTCCAGATTTAACAGGTGATGGTAAAGTTACTAGAGCTGATGTACTTAAAGGTAGAGGTGTTTTCCAAGAAGGCGGTGACGTAGATACTCAAATGGAAATGATGCTCGGAGGAGTTGAAGAGATAAACGCACCTATGGTTCCTGACGAACAGATGGAAGAAGATTACGTAGACTATGTTGTACAAGAAACATTGTCTAATCAAGATAGAAATTATTTAATAGATGCTCTCGAGAAAGACGACAGACTAAGTGAAATATTCGACCAAGTAGTCGAGAGCGCAACAGAATTTACAGGTTCTGGAACTGTAGAAGGTCCCGGAACTGGTAGGTCCGATTCGATACCGGCAAGGCTATCGGATGGTGAGTTTGTCTTTACTGCTAAAGCGACTGAAGAAATCGGAGCTGACAATTTAATGTCAATGATGAAAGAAGCAGAACGTGAAGCAGATGAAAGACTACAAGCTCAAGAAGGTGGGCTAATAGAAGAGGAAGAAACTGTTACTATGCCTGTTGAAAAACAGCCAGTGGAACAGGACATTAGAGTTACTAAAGAGACAGTTGGTTCTCAAGCAGCAATGCAAGAGCAATCTGACTTAGTCGATGAAGAACTCAAAAAGTCTATGCTTTCTACTAGACCCTACGTTCGGAGCTAAGCGATAAAGCTACCCTAGGCATAGGCACTTTATCATATATTAACCGAAAGGCTACCTTTACAAGACAAGCCCTGCAAGTGCACACGCAGCTACCTTGTTAAACGAAGCCCTGAGTAGGAGAAAAGAAAATGACTGAACAAGTCTTACAAGAGGAAGAAGTTCAAGCTAATCCTTATAATCAAAACAAAGCTTGGCATAAAGAGGATACAAAACCTTTTATTTCGTCAGAAAGTTTATTCTTCAAAGAAGAAACTCCTGAACAACCTTCAGAAGAATCTGTTGAAGAAGTAGAAGTAGAAGTAGAAGCAGAAAGTAAGGATAAACCTTACAAGCGACCAAACTACAAAAAACGTTATGACGATTTAAAAAAACATTACGATAGTAAACTTAATGAGTTTAAAGCTCGAGAACAGGAGTTATTGGATGAAGCTACTAAAAATAGAACTGACTACCAAGCTCCTAAAACTGAAGAAGAGTTAGAACAATTTAAGAAAGAATATCCTGATGTGTATGAAGTCGTAGAGACTGTTGCTCACTTACAAAGTGAATCTAAGGCAAAAGTTCTAGAAGAACGTCTTAGTAAACTCCAACAAAGAGAGCAGGATTTAATACGACAAGATGCAGAAAAAAGGTTAATGGAAAGGCATCCTGATTTTGAAGATATCAGAAACAGTGATGAATTTCATGGGTGGGCAACACAGCAGCCACAGTCTATCCAAGATTGGGTATACAGTAACAGCGATGATGCAGACTTAGCCTCTAGAGCCCTTGATTTGTTTAAAAAGGATTTAGGATTTGACGTTCCTCAAGATAAAAAGTCATCTTCTAAACCGACCAGACAATCTGCTGCTGATTTAGTTTCTACTAAAACAACAAGTGTAGAACCTAAACAGGAAAAGATTTGGTCAGAAAGGGAGATTGCTGCCCTTAGTATGGATGAATTTGATAAATTCGAAGAAGATATCAGTTTAGCTATGCAAGAAGGCAGAATCACAAAATAAAACTATAACTACTATAAAGGAGTAATATCATGGCTCAATATTTTGAACCGAGTACTGATACTGATGCTAACTTTGCAAACTCCGTAAGTGGACAGGCTAATAGTTTCTTTTTACCTTCGGTTTACTCTAAAAAGGTTTTAAACTTTTTTAGAAAAGCCTCGGTTGTAGAAGCTATTACGAACACCGACTATGCCGGTGAGATTTCTGCTTACGGAGACTCAGTTAAAATCATAAAAGAACCCGTTATCACTGTGTATGACTACACAAGAGGTAGCGATACTACACAAACAAAACTAACAGACCAAGAACTTACTTTGGTTGTTGATAGTGCTAAAGCTTTCAAATTCATCGTAGATGATATTGAAACTAACATGTCACATGTCAACTTCAAAGAAGTAGCTTCTAGCTCTGCAGCTTACGCTCTTAGAGATTCGTATGATGCTGCTGTTATAGCTACTATGTTCTCTGGTGTGTCAAGTTCTTCACCTGACCACGTTCTCGGTGCTGACAATGCTACAGATTTAGCAGCCGGTACTTTTGACGGAACAGGTAACCTTGACATAGGTTTTGGTTCTAGTGAACATGACCCAATTGACGTTATGGCTAGAATGGCAAGACTACTTGACGAACAAAATGTTCCTGAAGAAGGAAGATGGTTCGTTGCAAGTCCTGACTTCTATGAGCAACTAGGTCAAGCTTCTTCTAAATTGTTATCTGTTGACTTCAACGCAGGTCAAGGTTCAATTAGAAACGGGTTAGTATCCAGTGGAAAACTAAGAGGATTTGATATGTACAAGTCTAATAACATTGCTGCAACAACTAATGCTGCAGGTAAATGTTTGGCAGGTCATATCTCGTCTACTGCGACTGCTCAAACTATCATCTCAACTGAAGTCCTTAGAGACCCAAGTTCGTTTGGTGACATAGTTAGAGGTCTTCACGTTTATGGTGCGAAAGTACTAAGAGGTGAAGCATTAGTCTCAGCTTTCTACGGAATTGACTAATATTGTCACTGTGGGGGAGCCTTCGGGCTCCTCTACTTTTATTGAGATAAAATATGGAACAGTTAAAAGGAAATCCTAGACCAAGTGGAAATATAGATTACTATATGTCTATTGAGGAAAAGGAAGAAAAATGTAAAGAAATGACCGGTTACAATGACAGTTTAGTTGTTGGTAGCTATATTGCAAAAACTAAAAAAATAGGGGAACGGAAATGATGTACGGAAAAAGAAAAAAAATGATGGGCGGTGGAATGTACGGGTCAAGAAAAAAAATGGCTCATGGTGGTCCTCACAAAAAAAAGGATAGAGTAAGCATGGCTATGGGCGGTGCTATGGAAGTTCAAAAGCCTAACTAAACATGAAAGTAAAAGCTCCAAAAGGCTATCATTGGATGAAACAAAAAAATGGTAGTTATAAACTGATGAAGCACACTGGTAATTTTGTAAAACATAAAGGTGCAAGTCTTACTGCTAACTTTGCAATACAAAAAGTACATAAGAAATAATGGCAACAACATTCCTAACACTAACAAACGATGTTCTTAGAGAACTCAACGAAATTGAATTAACATCTTCAACCTTTGCTAGTGCAAAAGGAATACAGAGTTTTGTAAAAGATGCAATAAATAAATCTTTAAAAGATGTTGCAAACGAAGAACCTCAATTACCTTTTTTTGCAGTTGCAGCAAGCGGAGGTACAGACCCATTTTATGGTAATGTGACTGTTGAAACAGTTGCCGGGACTCGATGGTATTTATTAAAAGCAGGAAGCTCTGGAATTACCACAGATTATGCATCAGTTGATTGGGATGACTTTTATGTAACAACTATAAATGTAAGTGGAGAATCTGCACCTTATGTTTCTCAAGGTTTAGAATTTATTACATTAGATGATTGGACAAGATATTTTAGAGATTCTGAAAATGAAGATGATGCTAATTCACAAAACTATGGTGAACCAAAATACGTTATTCGTAGTCCAGACCATCGAAAGTTTGGATTAAGTCCAATACCTGATAAAGTTTACAATGTGCATTTTTACGCATACAATGCACCTACAGCTTTATCAGCTTTTGGAGATACAATGGTTTTACCAGACCAGTACTCTAATGTAATAACTGCTAGAGCAAGATACTATGTATGGCAGTTTAAAGAAAGTCCACAACAAGCAGCTTTTGCTTTAGAGGATTATAAAAAAAGTATGCGACAAATGAAATCAAACCTTATTAATCCGGCACCAAAATACATGAGTGACGACAGGAGATACTTCTAACAATGGCAGCATCACAGCCGTATACAGTTGCATGTGATGGAGGATTAGTTAAGTCTGCTAAC